ATTAGAATTAGAAGATGAGTTACAAAATTTATTCCCACCTAAAACATTAAAGACACCTTTTATTCCTAAAGTAAATAACAAAGCTAGAGGATATGTTAAAGGTGAAACTTTTTATAAAGAAAAAATTGTTACATTTAATCCTTCTAGTAGACACCACATAGCAGATAGATTATCTGAAATGCATGGTTGGAAACCTACTGTGTTCAATGATGATGGTAAACCAAAGCTAGATGAAACTACTTTGTCAGCTTTACCATACCCAGAAGCTAAAACATTATGTGAGCATTTCTTATTAGATAAAAGAATTGGACAGCTAGCAACTGGTGCGCAAGCTTGGTTAAAACATGAGAAGAAGAATAAAATACATGGCACTTGTAATACTAACTCTACAGTAACAGCCAGAGCAACACACTCGTACCCAAACATGGCGCAGATTCCTAGTGTATCTGTGCAGTATGGTAAAGAGTGTCGTGCATTATTCACAGTTCCAGCCGGTAAAAAACTTGTAGGCATTGATGTCTCAGGTTTAGAAGTGAGAATGTTGGCTCACTATATGGCTAGGTATGACAAAGGAGACTACTCTAAAGTTGTGTTAGATGGTGATATACATACTGAGACACAAACTTTAGCTGGTTTAGATAGTCGTGACTTAGCCAAGCGTTATTTTTATTGTTTTTTATATGGTGGTGGCGTTAAAAAAATCGCTTCTGTTATAAATAAATCAGTACCAGAGGCATCTAAGATTAAAAAAAGATTCTTAAATAATTTACCTGCATTAAATAAATTAATTGTAGATGTTCAAAAAGTTGCAGAGCGTGGATTTTTAATGGGTTTAGATAAGAGACAAGTTAAAGTGCGTTCATCACATGCCGCATTAAATACTTTATTACAAAGTTCAGGGGCACTGGTATGTAAACAGTGGTTAGTTGAATTTGATAAAGTTATAAGTAAGATACCAGAAGCTCAACAAGTAGTGTGGGTGCATGATGAAATACAAGTAGAATGTCTTGAAAAAGATGCAGATACAATTGGGCAATTAGCCATAAAAGCAATAGAAGATACTGGTAGATATTTTAATTTAAGACTACCTTTAACTGGTGAATATAAAATAGGAGACAACTGGAGTGAAACACACTAAAGCACAGCCTCGTTTTGATTTAGATTTAAAATTTGGTCAACAAAATGAGAACGATTTTTTAACAGCGATTGAAGGTAAAGTAGAAGTAAAGACAGACAGAATGTGTATTAACACTGGCAATGTTTATATTGAAACTGAAAGCAGAGGCAAAGCTTCCGGTGTATATAATACTGATGCTAAATATTATGCTATCTGTTTATATAAAGCCGACAGAAAAAAGAATGTCTGGGTTTTAGTTCCTACTAAACATCTAATAAAGTTGATGAAAAAATATCCAGTAAAAGCTGGTGGAGACAATTGGACTTCTAAAGGACACATAGTACCTAAAGAAGCTTTAATAACATTTGATATATAAAGGAGAAAATATGAATAAACAAAAAGTATTATTAATTGATGGTGATATTTTATTATACAAAATTGCTATGAATAATGAAGTACCTACAGACTGGGGTAATGGTTTGTGGACATTACATGCTGATGAAAATGTATGTAAATTAGATGTAGATGCAGTGATAGATAATTTAGGTTCTAACTTTTCTGCTGATGATTATGTAGTTTGCTTAACAGACAAACATAACTTTAGAAAAGATGTGTTACCTAGTTACAAAAGCAACAGAAAAAATATCCGTAAACCTATGATGTTAAAAACATTGCGTAAATATGTAATGGAAAAACATAATGGTGTTGTTTGGAAAAACTTAGAAGCAGATGATGTTATGGGTATCATGGCAACAGAGCCTTCTATAGATGAACGAATTATTGTTAGTATTGATAAAGACATGAAAACAATTCCATGTAATTTATCTGCTGACGGACAAACAGTCACACCTATACCACAGCGACTAGCTGATTACTGGTTTATGATACAAACATTAACTGGTGACAAAACTGACGGTTATGATGGTATTGAAGGAGTAGGCATCAAGACTGCTGAAAAACTAATAATGAAGTATACTAATGTTCCCTTATTAGACCTATGGAAAATAGTCAAAAAGATTTATGTAGATAAAGGTTATACTGAGGCAGAAGCCTTACAGCAAGCCAGAGTTGCACACATTTTAAGACATGGAGAATATAACAAAAAGACAGGAGAAGTAAAATTATGGCAGATTTAATTAAGAGCCCACCACACTACAATCAAGGCAGTATTGAACCTATTGATTATATTGTCGCTAATAAACTTACATACTGTGAGGGTAATGTTGTAAAATATATTTCTAGGTGGAGACACAAAGGTGGTGTGGAAGATTTAAAAAAAGCAAAACAATACATTGATTTTATCATAGATAAAGAAGGTGTTACAACAGTTACAGAAACGAAAGATTAAATAATTATGAGCATAGACTATAGCAGAGATGAGTTGCTTACTGAATTTGGTAAGACAACATTAAAAGATAGATACTTACTACCCACAGAAACATCTCCTCAAGATGGATTTATGAGAGCCGCTAAAGCTTTTTCTGATAGTGATGAAATGGCAGAGCGTATCTATTCTTATGCATCTAAGTTATGGTTTATGTACTCAACACCTATTTTGTCTAACGGTGGTGCTACTAGAGGCATGCCTATATCATGCTTTTTAAATTATGTAGGTGATAGTAGAGAAGGATTAACTGGACACTACACAGAGAATGCTTGGTTAGCATCTGTTGGTGGTGGAATTGGTGGCTACTGGGGTGACATACGAAGTGATGGAGTTAAAACTTCTGGTGGTTCTCAATCATCAGGTTCAATTCCTTTTCTTCATGTAGTAGACTCAGAAATACTTGCGTTCTCTCAAGGTAAAACTAGAAGAGGTAGCTATGCGGCATACATGAATATTAGTCACCCAGAAATTATAGAATTTTTAGAAATGAGAAAGCCTAGTGGTGGTGATGTGCATAGAAAATGTTTAAACCTACATCATGGTGTCAATTTATCTAATGAATTTATGGAGTTAATAGATAATTGTATTAAAGAACCGACACATGATGATAGCTGGAATTTAATAGACCCACATACTAAAAAAATAGTGCGGACTGTATCAGCAAAAGATTTGTGGCTTAAAATTTTAGAGACTAGAGTAGCCACTGGTGAGCCTTATGTTTCATTCATTGATACTGTTAATGAAGCATTGCCTGAAACACAAAAGAAATTAGGATTGAAAGTACATCATTCAAATTTATGTACTGAGATTACACTGGCAACTGCTGAAGATAGAACTGCTGTATGTTGTTTGTCTTCTGTTAATTTAGAAAAATATGATGAGTGGAAAAATGACTCAAGATTTATACCTGACTTAGTTAGGTTTTTAGATAATGTATTACAATTCTTTATTGATAAAGCTCCCGAAGAATTATTTAGAGCAAGGTTTAGTGCATCACAAGAAAGAAGTATTGGACTAGGTGCTATGGGTTTTCATTCTTATTTACAATCTAAAGGTATACCATTTGAATCAGCTTTAGCTAAGTCAATGAACTTAAAAATGTTTAGAGAAATGAAAGAACAAGCTGTAGCAGAGAGTAAAAGACTTGCAGTTAAAAGAGGAGAAGCTCCTGACATGGAAGGCACTGGAATGAGACATGCTCATTTACTAGCTGTTGCTCCTAATGCTTCTTCTTCTATTATATGTGGTACAACTTCTCCATCTATAGAGCCATTTAGAGCTAATGCTTATGTGCAAAAAACTATGTCTGGTTCATTTCTAGTTAAGAATAAATTCCTAGAAAAAATTCTGGAGAAAAAAGGAATTAACAATGAAAAGATATGGACATCTATTTTATCTAACAGAGGGTCTGTGTTACATTTAAAAGAATTGTCTGACAATGAGAAAGATGTATTTAAAACTGCTATTGAAATTAATCAACAATGGATAATAGAACATGCTTCCGATAGACAACAATATATTTGTCAAGGACAATCAGTTAATGTGTTTGTTCCTGCTGATGTTAACATTAAAGAACTCCATGACATACACATGTTAGCTTGGAAAAGAAAATTAAAAACTTTATACTATTGTCGTTCAGAAGCTATTAAGCGTGCAGAGTTAGTATCTAAAAAAATAGAACGAACTATTATACCTGAAGCAGATTGCTTAGCTTGTGAGGGATAATGTTAGATAGATTTTTATATGATTTTTTTAGCAAGTGTGATGATATATTAATTTGGATAGGTAATTTATATCCAAAACCTAAACCAAGAAAGAAAAAAAAGAAATGACACACCCAGACGATTTTAAAGTTACTTACAAAAAAAGAAAACCAAAACCAAAACACACAGTTATGTGGACAGTATATCATACTATCTTAGCTGTTGAATTATTAATCATTATTATTATAGAAGGGATAGAATTATATGGGCAAATCATCAACGGACAATTATAAAATTAGAGATGGAAAACATATACCTACTCAGAAATATAAAGATAGCTGGGAAAGAATATTTGGTAAAAAAGAAATAGTTGAAGAACTTCCAAAAGAAGAAGCAGATTACATAAAAGAATTGGAAAAAAAGATATGAGTTTATTTGAAAAACGAACACACTACAAACCATTTGAATACACATGGGCATTTGAAGCTTATGATTCACACCAGAAAATGCATTGGTTACCAAGCGAAGTTCCTTTACATGAAGATGTAAGAGATTGGAATGAAAGATTAACAGCAGAAGAAAAGAATCTTATAGGACAAATACTTAAATTCTTTACACAAGGGGATGTAGATATTGCGCAAGCATATCTTGATAAGTATATTCCTAAATTTAAACCACCAGAAATTAGAATGATGTTGTCGGCAATAGCTACTTCAGAGGCTAATCATGCACATAGTTACTCATTATTAAATGATACTATTGGTTTACCTGACAGTGAGTACAAAGCATTTCAAGAATATAAAGAAATGTCTGACAAACATACCTATTTATTTGAGTCTAAAGGTAAAGGAATAGAAGGATTAGCTAGAGAAATAGCTTGTTTTTCTGCATTTGGTGAAGGCTTACAGTTGTTTGCTTCCTTTGCAATGCTTCTCAACTTCTCAAGATTTGGTAGAATGAAGGGAATGTGTCAGATAGTTACTTGGAGTATCAGAGATGAGACACACCATGTAGAAAGTATGATTAAATTATTCCATGCACTTATAAAAGAAAACCCGAATATTTGGACAGAAAAATTTAAGGCAAGTATCTATCAAACATGTAGAGATATGGTAGATTTAGAAGATAAGTTTATTGATTTAGCTTTTGCTCAAGGTGGCATCAGAGGTTTAAAGTCTGATGAAGTTAAACAATACATAAGATACATAGCTGATAGAAGACTATTACAATTGTCTTTAAAACCTAACTATGGTGTAAAACAAAACCCTTTAGGTTGGTTAGATTGGGTGTTAAATGGTGTAGAACATGCTAACTTCTTTGAAAATAGAGCTACAGAATACAACAAAGGTAGCATCACCGGAAACCTATGGGATTAAAGTACCCTTTTTAGAAGACTAAAATATGCCAGACTTAAATGATGTAGAATTACCTACAGAAGTAGACGATTTAATTGAACTTTTAAATAAAGTTTATCCGGAAAAG